CTCGTAGCACTTGGTTTTGTGTCTGTTGTCGGAACGATGATAGGTATATTGATCGTGCTATCGGGTGCCATGCGTTCGTTTCAATTGTCCTGGAACTTTTTGAAAAAAGTGATGAAGGGAGAATAAATGTCGAAAGTGAAGATCGTCAAACAAACCAAGCGGCATGAAGCCGAGCAACGTCAAGCTGCATTTGATGGCATGACTCTACTCGAACAACTCAAGAAGTTGGATCGTGTGCCGGGTGAGTCACGTAAAGAACGGGCAAAGATCGCACGAAAGATCCAAGAAGAAGGGAAGAAGTGAAGCCCAGCGTACGCCGGGGTTTGGGAGGACATGCGATGAAGAGTCTATGGTTGGTTATCGCAATTCTAATAGGGGGGAGTGTCTCGGTGTATGCGCAAGACACTATTCTGGCATGCACGGACACGACCGGAGGCGTCACATACACCAACAAAGACGTGAAGGGGTGTCGAACAATCGACCTCCCCCCATTGAGTGTGGTACCAGACCGTAAAGCGACCTTTTCCGCAGTAGTAGAACCCCAATCCGTGGAACCCATCATTTCACAGGAACTTCGCCTGCCTTCATCCTCAGAATTTGTGTGCGAGTTATACAGAGATTGGATTCGGATGCAACTTCGCACGTCAGGCGGATTTCAATATAATAGTGCCGAGGATTCTCGGCTTCGGTTGGTGTACACAACACTTTTTGGTTCTGGTTATCCTCCGGCGGGGTGCTAACAATGATTGCGACGGCATGCTACTGGTGGGAGGGTGAATTGCGCCTCCACCCTATCAAGGTTCAATCATATATTCCATCACAATATCCCGTTACGGTGTATAGTACGAATTTGCCCCCAAAATTTGATCCTCGCAATGATTGGGACTCATGGATCAGCGGTATGGAGAGAGTGAAGACTACAATCACTTGTCATTTGATTCCCGACTTGGGGGTGTTCTATGGGGACGCAAGCGTCCTGGAAACATGGAAAGGTATCGTTGGTGTCAGTCGGAACTCGGTGAAGAAATTCTTGGATAAGGACTGCATGTCGGGGCTATTTGCCCCCACCGTCACGAACATATTCAATCGCACAAAGAAGAACTCAGCTCCCGATACCTACGTGGCCAGGCAAATAAAAAAGGCATAACACGGCAGAATGTCTCCTAACTCATTGAATAATTGAGACAATATAACACTTGACAATCCCCCTGCATTCCTGATATACTCTTATTATCGCAGGAGAATTGTTATGATTCAATCGAACGTCTATCATAAAGCCTTTAATTTTCCAGTCGGGGAAATGCAGGTAAGTGTCCCCTCACATGCCATAAGCGGGCGAAACATCCTCGATGCTGAATTTCAATTCACGAAAAATGAGGATATTATCGAACTCCTGCTTTTGGTAGATGCGGCGAAGCGACAGGGCCATCGGTTGGGTCGTCTAACTATGCCGTATGTCCCATTTTCTCGCCAGGATCGGTGCAATGCCCCTGGGGAAGCCTTCAGTTTGAAAGTCTTCTGTGACCTAATTAATAGTATGGGGTGGGAAAGCGTAGGAATCACTGACCCGCATTCTGATGTGACCCCCGCATTACTAAACAATTGTGTGGTACGGCCACAGTGGGATGTGATCGCTCGCTTGATCAATAACCATATGCGCTGCCCGTTTTATCTGGTGAGTCCAGATGCCGGGGCACTCAAAAAGATTTACAAACTCGCGGAAAATCTCAATCATGATACCACACCTGGGTATCGTGGGGTGATTGAAGCTAGCAAATCTCGTAATGTCAAAACGGGGGCGATTACAGGGTCCGTGGTCCATGCGACTAGCCTTCCGAGCAATGTCACCTACGCAATTGTAGACGATATTTGTGATGGTGGCCGCACGTTTATTGAACTCGCCAAGGTGATGCGAGAAATGGGAGCAGAGACGATTCATCTCTATGTGACCCATGGATTCTTTACAAAGGGGAAAGGCGTATTCAAGGACATCATTGATGAGGTGTATGAGGTGTATGACTATTCACAGAAAGGGACTGTATGAACCCGTTTCACCTGAGTGATTTCTATAAGACTGATCATCGCCGTCAATATCCGGCCGGCACGACCGAAGTCTACTCCAATATGACCGCCCGTGGCTCGCGTCTGCCTGGGGTGGATTATGTGGTGGTCTTTGGGATTCAGTATTTCATTCAGCGATACCTGATTGAACTGTTTAACACACAATTCTTTGATCAAGACAAAGATCAGGTGCTTGCAGAGTATCGTCGGCGCTTGACTACTTCGCTGGGCCCAGCCGCGGCGGCGGATGTGTCTCATATTGCCGCACTCCATGAACTGGGGTATCTCCCTATCCGTATCAAAGCATTACCCGAAGGGACGCGCTGCCCAATGCGGGTACCATTTCTCACGATTGTCAACACCTTGCCTGAGTTTTTCTGGTTGACGAACTGGGTGGAATCCTTGTTGTCATGTGTGCTCTGGCACCCTATCACGACCGCGACGATTGCGGACGTGTACCGACAACTTTTGGACGCCGCGGCCGCCAAGTCCTCTGACCAGCCTGAGTTTGTGTCATGGCAAGGGCATGATTTTAGTATGCGTGGGATGTCGGGTACAGAATCCAGTGGGATTTGTGGAGTCGGTCACTTGCTCAGTTTCACGGGCACCGATACCATTCATGCCCTGGATTATGCTGAATGTTATTATGGCGCGAATGCGGAACGAGAAATGATCGGTGGGAGTATCCCTGCCACTGAACATAGTGTGATGTGTATGGGTGGGGAAACAGGTGAATATGAAACCTTCTTGCGCTTGATTACGGAGGTGTACCCCCAAGGACCGGTGAGTATTGTGAGTGACACCTGGGACTATTGGAGTATTCTGACTGAGACGCTTCCGCGATTGAAAAACATCATTATGGCGCGTGATGGGAAGGTCGTCATTCGTCCCGATTCGGGCGACCCTGTGAAGATTATTTGTGGTGATCCTGATGCTGACATCATGAGCCCAGAGCACTATGGGACTATCCAAGTGCTGTGGGACGTGTTTGGGGGTACAATCAATTCCAAGGGCTATAGGGAATTGGACCCGCATATCGGATGCATCTATGGGGATAGTATCACGATTGACCGTGCTCGGATTATCACAGAACGATTGATGGCCCAGGGATTCGCCAGCACCAACATTGTGTTTGGGATTGGCAGCTACACCTATCAGTATGTGACCCGTGATACCTTCGGGATGGCGATGAAAGCGACCAGCGGAGTGATCAATGGTACCCGTGTCACGATCTCGAAGAATCCTAAGACGGATGATGGGTTGAAGAAATCCGCCAAAGGGTTGTTGTGTGTAGATCGTACCGAGCAGGGGCGCCTGGTACTCCGCGAAGATGTCACTCCAGACCAGGAAGCACGAGAGGGTGAATTGGACATCGTGTTTGTCTCTGGAACGGTATCGGGGTTTGAGCAACGCTGTGCCACATTGAGCGCGATTCGGGCACGATTACAACAGAAAGGATGATTTACCATGACACCCGAAGACCTCCAATATGGGCTCGTTGTGTTGGAACGATTCACTCTTTCTATCGAAAGGAAGGTTGCGGAAATTCAAGAAGACCTTCATTATGTGAATGAATGGCGCCGTGCGATTGCACAAGGTACGGTGTCACTAGACCAGATTCGACCCTATACACAAGGTGCAGTGTCACTAGACCAGATTCGACCCTATACACGGAGGAAACAATGACCGCAACACCACTCTCATGGCCCACAGGATGGAAACGTGCCACCACATATCGTTCGGCACGATTTAGGACCGGATCATCGTTTGCAGTCACTATCGCCGAAGGGACACGGCGCGTGAACCTGGCGCTTGATCGTTTGGGCTGTGTCGGGACCCCGATCATTTCAAGCAATCTATCCTTGAAATCCAATGGCTTGCCGTATAGCAATCAAACGGAACCGAAGGATGCCGGGGTGGCGGTGTATTGGCAAACGCATGAGGGGGAGACCCATAAGGTGATGGCCATCGATCAATATGATCGCATTGCCGACAACCTGGCCGCGATTGCCGCGACTCTTGAATCCATGCGCTTGATTGAACGGCATGGCGGGGCGCAAATCCTGAACCGTGCATTCACAGGATTTCAGGCCCTGGCCGATTTCTCCTGGCGGACCGTCTTAGGTGTGTCCGAGACCGACACCTATCAGACCGCCCAACAGCGGTTCCGTCAATTGGCCCGTCAATTGCATCCGGATGTGTCTGGACGGGCGGATACTGAGCAGGAGATGGCACAGATCAGTGAAGCCTGGGCGGCCGCTCAAAAGTTTTATGGGCAAAGTCGATAAGCAAGGAGGGTGTATGTTACCATTACGGAGTTTAGAATATGCGGTGGCTCTATTTGTGGTGGCGTATGTGGCGTGGCAAATTATCACGCCGTTACTCATGGGCAAGAAACCATTTTCCAAGAAAGGAAAGAAATAACATGACTTCGACTGGATTTAAGGTGACCGGGGTGCTTGTGGTCGTACTACTCTTTGTGTTTATGCTCTTGTTGGGGACGGTGTTTGAGAATGTCGATGCGGATGAAATCATGGTCGTCCAGCACCCCACCAATGGAGAATTGACGTGGTATACCACCCCTGGTATTCAATGGCAGGGATTCGGGAAGGTGACCATCTATAGAAAGATGTCCAATACCACCTTGGATAGCAAAATCCAATTCAACGACAAAGGGACAGGGGTGATGAAGGGGCAATTCCAATTGGAGCTACCCTTGCAATCTGAGCAACTGACGGCCCTGCATACCAAGTACGGAAGTCAGGAAGCCATTGAACGGAGTCTGGTGAAGCCGACGATTGATAAAGTCATTTACATGACCGGTCCCACGATGTCCTCGGAAGAATCCGTGGCGTCCAAGAAGACCGAGCTAATTCGGTATATTACCGATCAAATCGAAAATGGTGTCTACCGTACCAGCCAGCGCGTGATGACCGTTATTGATCCCGTCTCAAAAGAACAACGGTCCATTGTACTGGCGGAAATCGTCTTAGACACCGAAGGTAAACCAGAACGCCAGGAACAGTCCGCCTTGTCAGAGTTTGGCATACGGATTGTGAACTTTGCTCCCAGTGATATTGATTACGATGCCGTGGTGACGGAGCAATTCAAACGACAGCAGGATATTACGATGCAAGTGCAAACCGCGATGGCCCAAACTCGTGAAGCAGAACAACGCAAGCTGACCGCCGAGGCCACAGGTAAAGCCGATGTCGCCAAGGCACAATACGAAAAAGAAGTCCAGAAGATCCAAGCCGTTACAGAAGCACGACAAAAATTGGAAGTCGCCACCCTGGCCGCACAAGAAGCAGAACAGTATAAGCGTCAACAGATCCTTGAAGGTGAAGGCACCGCTGCGAAGCGCCGATTGGTGATGCAAGCCGATGGTGCCTTACAACAGAAGTTAGAAGCGTGGACGGCAGCACAACACGCCTGGGCCGATGCGTTCTCAAAGTATCAAGGTGCCGTGGTACCGACCATCCAGTCTGGCAGCACCAGCCAATCGAATGGAGCGGTGAACTTTATGGAAATCCTTGGTGCCAAGGCGGCCCGTGACCTTGCCTTGGATTTGAAACCCTCAACACGGGTAGGAGCAGAATAATCATGAAGAACTGTGGAACCTGTCAACATGCCACCCCGTATACGATGAAGGAAGGTGCGCTGAGTGAAATACGATGTGACCATCCAGATGTGCGTAACGAACTGTGTATGGTCGATTGGATTGAGGACGGCGGATACTTTCCACCCACCGAACATGGTCAGCATTGTAATGGGTGGAGCGCCAAGGCAGATCGGATTGCAGAATTGGAAGGGGTAGTAGAGGAATATCGTAGGTTTGCCGAGAGGTTAGACCTGACCATTGCTTTTGCACAGTTATCAAAGCTACCGAAATAACTAGCTACCGAGCATCTACATAGTATTGAACGCCTGTACGTGAGCGGCATTGTTACCGAAGATGCCGCTCACGGTGTGAATATGTAGAAGAATGGGGAAGAGTGGAGAACAATGTGAAAACCTGGGGGGTGTCTTGATGCCGCGGTCTGAAGTCGCCTTATCGGATGTGTTACAAAGAATGTTCCTGTGCTGCTTACTGTACCGCCTTGGCGGGGAGCAATCCTTCACGCCTGAGGAGATTGACAACATTTCCGCTGAATACCAGGGCGTGCGGTTCTATTCTGACGGGGAAAAAATTACGTTGCGCATTCAGAATAAAGATGCCGCGGCTGATGCGCTACGCGAGGGTCGGACACTATGACGGATCTTGAGTACTTCAGGCGTTTAGAAGCCGCGGCGATTGGACATGACATGAGAGCATTCTACCGCGCAATCATCCAGGCGTTGAGTGCCCACCGCGGGTGTGAGATCGTGACGCACCTCAGAGATAGTCTCAAATAAATCAAACACTTATAGCCGCGGCTTGACAAATCCCAGGTGTTCTGTTATTCTTAAGATAGACAGACAGAATAACAGGGAGAACACACCATGACGATACAAGAGCTTGTTGATGGACTGAATGAGATAGAGAGTGCCCGCCCGTATGCACTACACATGAAGTCCATGGGGGGCTGGTGGGACCAGTGGCACATTAAGAAAGAGGGTCGGAAGTTCATCTATCTGAACTGTGGTTCCAGTGGGGCGTTCCTCATTGAGAAGGCGACCGGCGAGCTGTACAACATTAAGGGGTATGGCGTGCCGGATTACAACAAGAAGCAGAAGGCAGACATTGGGAACCTGGAGACGGTCGACCCGGCCATCCTACATACCAAGCGGTATAACTACCTGCGTTAGAAACTGGGGCGTATATGGTCAATGTGGTGAGAGACTGGATCGCTAGTGACTGGAGACAACACCCGTCACGGGTGTGCGCTGAGTTGCTGGGTATGGGGTTGAGCTTGTGTGTGGCACTGCTTCTCGCCTGGACGACTCCCGCACCACCCATGCTATGGTGCTATGTGATATGGATTGTGGCAAGTCTGTGTTTACTGAGTGCCGCGGTGTCACGAGGCTCTGTAGGCTTGTCGCTACTCTATGGAGGCTTCCTGGTGATTGATAGTGTCGGATTGTGGAGAACGATATGGGCGTGACGCCGGAAGCTTTTGTCTACCGTTGGACTGATGCTGGGCGCCAGAAGCTCTATGTCGGGGTCCATAAAGGGGCGCCTGATGATGGCTATGTGTGTTCGAGCAAGCCCATGATGGAGGAGTATCGACTGCGCCCCGGTGACTTCACAAGAGAGATCATTGCCAGTGGCACCTTTGAGGATTGTTTTATACTGGAACAGGCGATTCTGAAAGCTGACCACGCCCATAAGAATCCCAAGTACTATAACCAGGCGCTCTATTGCGGACCATTTTATTGTAAGGGGCCTCGCACACCTGCAACGAGGGCAAAAATGTCAGCCGCCCAGAAAAACAGGACGCCGGAACTCAAGGCGAAACAGGCGGCGCACCTAAGGGCCCCAGAAACCAAAGCCAAACGGTTGGCCGTACTCAGGTCTCCAGAAATCAGAGCAAAACTTTCGGCGGCCACCAAAAACAATATAACGCCGGAACACAGAGCCAAACAGTTGGCCGCACTCAGGTCACCAGAAACCAGAGCCAGACTGTTGGCAACACTCAGGTCTCCAGAAATCAGAGCAAAAATTTCGGCGGCGACGAAAGGGAAACCGAAGTCGCCAGAACACCGTGTAAAGATGTCCGAGGCAGCTAAACACAGGACGCTCACGCCAGCGGCCCATGCAAACATGTCCGCCGCGCAGAAAGCCCGGTTCGCTCGTGAACGAGCCGCCAGGAACGGACCCACACTTGAATCTTTTTTCCAATAGGGAGCGATGATGGACCTCACACTATTCCCGGCGCATGATTGCGACACGAAAGGGCACGCCTGGGTGGAGCATATCCAGGTGATTCGAGAACACCGTTGGGTGTATAAACGGTGCGAACATTGTTACGAGCACCTGGAGATGATGGCCCTGGATGAGTGATTCCGAAAATTGTTTCAGGATCAACGGTTAAAATGCTGTATTATCAACATTGTTGCGTAAAAAAGACCCCTGTAATATCAATGAATCACACCACACTCCCCTGTCATGCTGGTCATCATACCCGATGGACTGAGCGCCGGGTCTTCCTACGCGAAGGGACGACCGCTAGTGTACACGTTATTCGGACTTGTGCAGACTGCGGCGCGCAATGGCAGTGCAATCAAAAGACACCCCAGGACCGGCAGAACCGGCTTCAGCGCGGCGATCTCCCCTAATCCTTGTTTCCCCTACAGCTACCCTCTAGATACCCGTAATACGCCCCTATTGTATCCTTTTTGATACACTTGACATTCCTACCGCATGTGATAGAATTAGAGTGTAGAGAGAAAAGGAGAAAGACTATGTTACTGTATGGCAGCAATGGTATCTGGTTTCAGCGCACCGAAGATTTCAAGGCGGAGATTTGTCGGATTAATATCCAAGACGTTGATGTCTATCGATGCAGGTTGTATGAGACCACGTGGCCGTATGCCTGTGTCTATGAAGGTGTCGCCCCGACGCTTGCAGAGTCCAAACGTCAAGCTTTGGGTATTATGTATCCGGACGAATACTGAATAATCAAGCACTTAGCGGGACTTGACATTCCTACCGCATGTGATAGAATTAGAGTGTAGGGAGAAACACAAAGGGAGTTATCATGGCAAAGCAGACGAAAGCGGAAGTTGAACGTGCGTTTCGTGCGGATCTGAAGGTGCTGTTGACGAAGTATCAGGCCGAAGTTGAGGTTGAGCCTGAGACTGATTGGGATGCGTTAGAAGTCACCATTCCGGCGATTTATAATGACCAGCACAAGTGTGAGCGGGAGTATACGGTGGTCAGATTTAATCGTTATTTTACTTATGAGAACGTGGATGAACGGTACTGATCTTAGAGTGTAGAGGGAAACACAAAGGGAGCACCTGATGATTACGACACAACAGACCATCACCATTGGGGACAATGATTACCGCATGATACCTCTTGACACATTTCTGACCCTGCAAGCCCTGGCCCGCCAGGTGGCGGGAAGAGTCAAGATGGTGAATA